AGAGATTGACCTCGGAATTTCTAGCCCAGTTAAGGCAATAATGGAAAGAGAGAAACTAAGTAGAGAAGATGCTTTAGAGAAATACTTTCAATACCAAGCTGAGTCATTAGGGTTAAATGGAACGGAGACTATCGGAGAATAGGGTTAGTCTTTCCATTAATCTAAGGGAGATTTATGGACGCAGACCAACCGCCTTTGAAAAGCGCGAGTTCGCCGAGCTTGCGCGCGATCTTATTATTGACCGCACTCAGTCAGGTAAAGACTTTGATGGACAGGGGTTCCCTGCTTACAAAGCTGATTATGCAGAGTTCAAAGGTGTCTCACGCAATAGCGTTGATCTTACTCTTTTTGGGGATATGCTTAACTCTATTGACTATAGAACTACGGAAAATGGTGTTGAGATTTTTATTGATGACGACAAACAGGCGGCAAAGGCGCATGGTCATATAACTGGATTTGAAAAACACTCAATTATATCCAAGGCAAAAGGTTACAACAAAAAAGATTATCAGAGAGATTTTTTCGGAATAACCAAAGATGAAGCCAGAGATATTGCAGAGCAGGTTAGAGTTGTGGAAAGCGAGCCTGTTTTGCAAGGGTTAGCAACTCCCGAGTTAATTGGTGAGGTTTTTGGCAATCAAGTCGAGATTAATATTGATGCAATCTTAGGGCAGATATTTAATGGCGAAACTTAAGGGTTTAGACAAAGACATTGATAAGCTCAGAATTGATATATTGAATTCGATAGAGAGGTCAAAGTTTAATGAGCGCCTTGCTAAAGATGTTGCTGCTGAAATTAGAAAGAATGGGATTGAGCCCGAATTAGAGACCCCCACAAAGCAATTTAGAAATAGAGTGGTTTCAAGAAAGGGCCCAGGTTATTTTGTTGGCAAATCTTCATTAACCCTCTCTGGTCAACTACTTGGCGCTTTAAGATCCTTTTTTAATAGGAAAAAATCAAGATTTGGATTCTTTGTGCAAACAGGTATTCATAAAGATTACAGAGTAAAAGGCAAGAAGAAGATTTACAAGACGGGCGGTGGCACTAAACTTAAAGATATATTTGAGGGTGTTAGCAAACTGAGACCCGTAACCAAGGTTTTTGATCGCCCAGAATTTAAAGCTAAAACAGAAAGAAAATTAGTGGCCGCAATTAAGCGGTATTTTAGAAAATCTTGACAAACAAAGTCATGGAGGAAGAAAATGGAAAATGTCAATGATGCTCCTGTGGAGCAACCCGAAAATGCCAGTGGCGTTGAGGCAGCAAATGAGACTGAGCAGCAGGATCTTGTAAAATACGAGTCCTACAAAAAGGTTTTAAGTGAGGCTAAGAATGCCAAAGAAAGGGCGAGGCAATTAGAAGCCGAGCTAGAGGCGAAGAAAAACGCAGAGCTTGAGGCAAAAGGTAATTATCAAGAAATTATCGAGAACTTCAAACAGCGTTTAAAAAACACCGAGGCCGAATTACTTAACACCAAAAAGCAAGCTCTATGGAAAGATGTAACTGGCGCAATTAAGTCAGAGGCCCAGAAAGAGGGTTGCATCAATCCCGACAAGCTCATTAAGTTGATTGACAAGGATGACTTTGCAGCACTGCAATCAGAAGATGGTCAGATCATGTCTGAGAGTGTGCGCGGGGTTATTGAGAAAGCGAAAAGGGAGAACGATTTTCTCTTTAAGCAAGCGGCGGTAAAGGTCAATGACGTTACCCCGTCAAATAAAGTTGAAACTGAAACGAAACGAAATATGAACAACCTAAGCCCAGCAGAGAGACTTGCAATCATGAAAGAAGGTCTGTCTCAAGTGGTTAAGGCCTAAACTTTTAAAGGGAGTTAAAAATGGCTGACGCATTAATGGGGGTTACGGAAACCTCAGCCGCAGCACTAGCGAATGTCGCTGCAATGGCACAATCTTTTCTTATTCAAGAATCTGTACTGTTACCAACTTGTACAGACTACTCTAACCTAGCTGTTCCAGGTGCTTCTAGCATTAAGCTACCACGCTCTGGGGGCTTTACTGTTCAGGACAAGCAGGAAAATGTTTCGGCGGATGCGCAGGTAATTACCTATGCTAGCGATACGATCACTTTTTCTCATAGAACTGTTCAGTTCTTAATTGAGAAACTTGCTGCTCGTCAATCAGTTGTTGACGTTGTTAGCGATGCTGTTATGAAAGCTACTAAGGCGCTTGCTCTTGATATCGATGAGAAAATTCTTGCTGAAATCAATCTAGGCTCTGCATCTGCTCCAGATCATCAAATCGTTTTTGCTGATACAGTTAATGACGTTCTTGCTAAAGGCGATATCCTTGCTGCTCGCAAACTTCTTATCGATCAGAACATCAACCCTAGAGAGTGTTTCCTAGCTGTTGGTTCTGAGAAAGAAGCTGAAATGCTTGCGATTGAGGGATTTGTTGATGCTTCTAAATACGGATCTGCTTCACCAGTTATGCTTGGTGAGATCGGTATGGTTTACGGGATGAGAGTTCTAGTTCATACATCAATTAGCGATTACATGGTTGCATGGCACCCATCTGCTGTTGGTTATGCTTTCTCTCAACCAATCGAGCTAGACTTTGACAAAGACCTTGCTAATATTGGGATGAGATACTCACTCGATTACATCTTTGGCGCTGAGGTGCTAGATGGTGGTAAGCGTTGTGTAAAAGTTGACTCAACTAACTAATTAAATTGAGGGGGTTCGCCCCCTCTTTTTTTTAACTATGCAATATATCCAAGCAATAAAAAGATTCGTTAAAGCTAGAACGCCTAAAGGTTTAGAGCGTGAAATGCTTAGAAACAACGTGAGAAAAAATTCTTATCACGACTACCAAATAGTCTGGGATGGGAAAGAATGGTTTGCTTGGTATCTAGACGATAAAAACGATCCAATGAAGGCAGTTGAGGAATTAAACGATGCTTCCGAAGGCTAGACAGGATAGAGAGCAACAAAAGTTCAGAGAACCTAGCCTTAATAAGGTTTCAGTTGCCGTTTCGGTTGAGCAAGAGTCTGGCTCAAGTATTCCAGTTTTCATTGAAGAAAATGGAAGCGACTTTTATCAATTCAACGAAGTTAACAGTGTTGCTTCGGCAGCAAGCGCAACTGTGTTGACGTACACAATACCAACGGGGCAGTCGTTAACAATCAATGGTGTAAATGTAAGCGGAGAAAATATAGCCGTCTATACGCTACTCATTGACTCGGTTGTTTTTGATAAAGTGAGAACGTATTTTACCAACTACAACACAAGCTTTAACATTGATAACATAACAGCAACCGCAGGGCAGACTATAGAAATAGAGGTCGAGAACTTTAGGCCCACAACCTCAGACTTTAACGCTAATTTGTACGGAAAGCTAACATGAATATAGAACTAGAGAAACTTAAGCTTTATCGGCAAAAGGTTGATGTAGCCAAAAGTGAAATGCTCTTCAAAATTATGGAGAGAAAAGCCGATATTGAGAGGCTTGAGAAGGACATAATAATTCAGGAAGAAAAAATTAACGAGCTATCGGCTCAAATCATGGAGATAGAAAATGGCTGATTATAGCTCATCACTTCCGGCGCGCACAGAATCCGCAGGGGACATTGATGTCTTTATTTCTGACGCTACGACATCATCGCAAAAACTTAAGGTTAATGCTGATGGATCAATCGATACAAACACAAGCTTACCAAGCGGAACAGCCGTTGAGATTACTGACGGGTCTGACACTCTTGCGGTAAATGCAGACGGTTCGATAAATGCGGCTGTAACTGCAACCGACTTAGACATTAGAGCACTAACTAATGCTGATGTTGTTACTGTAGAAGATGGTGGCGGATCACTAACGGTTGATGGAACAGTTGCTGCTACCCAATCTGGGACATGGAACATCGGCACTGTTGCTTCAATTACAAACGATGTAAACATTGCCGACGGTGGAAACTCAATCACTGTTGACGCTGTCGATTTAGACATTAGAGACTTGACTGCCACTGATGTTGTATCTGTTAATTTAAGAGACGACGGCGGAACTGCCTTTAGCGCAACAAACCCCCTTGCCGTTACAATGGTAAGCGATCAGCTTGGCGACGAGGTTGTTGACTTTAATACAAGTGCGAGTGTTGCGAAAGATGCTAGTGTTAATCACGACTATACAGTGACAGCAGCAAAAACCTTTCTTGGTCAAAACGTATGGGTATCAGGCTCAGGAAAACTTAAAGCACAGGTTTTAGTTGATGGCGCAATCGTATTTGTTGCTTTTAACTCAACATCAAACCCTAATATTGATATTCCTATGGACAAGATTGTTAAGGCGGGGGCAACTGAGGTTGTTAGAATCACTCTAACAAATAGAGATAATCAAGCTCAAGACTTATACTCGACCCTTACAGGTATTGAGGTCTAATGGCTGATTTAAGTCCAAAAGATTCGGCGAGTAGCACTAAGTTAGTCGGCGCTACTCCAGATGGAACAGAAACAAACTACGTTAATGTAACGGCAGAGGGTGAGATTAAAACCTCTAATTTTGCCAATGTTGCTTTTGTTGATGCCAATATAACAGTGTCGACAACTGAGATTCTTGCTAGTGCTACGGGAACAAATCTTGCTAATAGAAAAACTCTTGTGATCTTTAACAGAGGTAATAGAGTTATCTATTATGGAACAACAGGTGTTAGTAGCACGACAGGCATTGCTATTCAAGCTGACGAGCTAATAAGTTTTGATATTGGGGAAAATATTAACATCTACTTGGTGACAAGCAATGGGACTTCCTCAGTCACTATTCAGGAGTTCAGTTAATGGGCATTTCAAAGAGTCCTAGTCAAACATCGCTAAGAGATTCTGTCACAGGTGACAACTCGGAGATTAGTTTAAAGCCTAATGGTAAGAACGGTCTTGAAGTTGTTGCAAGCGTTGAGACAAATGTCGATAGTCCCATCTTTACTCAACTAGTAGGGCTAGAGGATAACAGTGGCGAACTTGAAACCGTAGGCAGCACCAATGATGCCATCAAGACCGTCATTCAGGGTGCTGATGGAGCATACCAAGCTGATGTTGTTTTAGACAATGGAGGCAAGAAGCTTCTCGTAAGGTCTAGCAATGAAATAAGCTCTGATCTTAGAATTCTACAGACAAGCGATCAAGATCAGGAGCTAGATGATTCAACTTACTTTACTATCTACTCTAGTACAGGTTCGCTAAAAATTTCAGGCTTTCAGGTAAAGTTCAGTGACAAGAAAGTAGAGATAAGACTACAGATCGATGGTGTCACTATATTTGAAATAGACTGTGAGCAGCTCAAGCTTATGCTTGATTGGAACCAATCGCCACTTCCTAGCACTTATATTAGTTGGAATGACAACCTAGATGTTTTCTACTTCACACCTGCTTTCCCTGTAGCCTCACAAACATCAATAGTGATTAGCGCAAGGGCATTGCCAGGTCAAAACAACAAGAAGTATGAAGCATCAATAATACAGGTAGGATAAATGGAAGTAACACCGAGAAGCCCGTTCGCTCCAAAAACTGTCGATGGTGGTAAAAAACTCTTTAGAAGAAAGCATGGAATTAAAGAAACAGTTCTAGCAAACTCAGAGAAAGAGATAATTTTCACAGCACCATACGGGCAGGCAAAAATAAACAAGCTAGAAGTTGTTGGTGCAAACGCTCTTGATCGAGTTGATCTTATTGTTAGATCACCACTTGATCCAGCAGTTGCAGCAGCATACGGAATGCCAGCAAATTACGACCTTAATCAATTCGGATTTGACGTTGTAGTAAGCTCTCTTTTGTATTCTGATAAGTCGGACTATGATGCTGATGTTTACGCAGGTTTTCAGATAGTTGTTGTATATAAAAACGATTCAAGTCAGGATAGAGAAATTGGACTTAATTTAGTTTATCACGAGGTTGTTTCATGAGTAAGGCAGGAATATTTATAGGGATAGTTTTGTTGGCAATTCTCGGATTCGATACCTACCTAATCATAGGGGAAGGTGCGGACGCCTCGATATCTAACCAAATAATAGAGTGGTCTTACGAATACCCTGTCTTTACGTTTCTTATGGGCTTCGCAATGGGGCATCTATTTTGGGTTATCTCTAACAGGGAAAAGAAATGATTTTTATACAATCACAATTAGAAGAAAAGGTTCAGGTTGACGATAAAACCAGAATAGACGCCACAAAGACTTTTATTAGTCCTGACGAGGCAGCAATAACTCTATTTGAGATTGAGCCAGAGGCATCGGCAGGGTTTGTTGATGTGACTAGCGATAAATATCTCGATTGGTCTTATTCAACTGCTGGCGATAAGACGGCAACTATTCGGGTGACAACTGACGGTTCCCCCGTGACAAAAGAAGTCACAATAAGCGTGTTAAGCGCCTCAGATGATAAGCTCTTTTCTAACGATAAAGATATAATCTCCCACGAGGTTGATATTTACCGCTTTTTAAGACCTGGGCGGTCAACATTCCTAGACTTTCACAGAATAGCACAAAAGATGATTCTCGATGACCTAGACCAAAGAGGGCTTACTGACAATCAAGGCAATAGGCTAGTTAAAGCGGATATTTACGATATCGAGGAAGTAAAAGAGTGGTCAAAATACCTAGCATTAGCACTTATTTTTAAAAGCGTTCAAAGCGATGTTGATGACGTTTACTCGATTAAGTCAAAGGGTTATATGGATATGGCAGATCGCCAGAAAACAAGGGCTACTCTTAGACTTGATTTAAACGCGGATGGCAATGTGGATACTCGCCCCGATTTTATGTCCTCTAGGATGGTGCGCCGATGATTGCAGCAAGTAGGGCGTACATAAGACAGCAAATCCAAAAGTGTAACGCCGATTATAAGGAAATTGAAGATCCTTGGAATGATGATGACATGGCTTTAAGCCAAATTGATCGCCATTATAAACTTCTATTTTCCACATTATCCACCGAGGCGGTTGGTAATTATCATACTGATTTAGTCGATTGCTCACTTGAGCTTTATAAGAAAGCTGGCTTTAATGAGCTTTCAGACTTCGATGAGATTTACGATCTTGCTATCAATGTGAAAAACACCGTATTAGACCCGCTTTTCGTTAAAAACTCAGATGCTTTTTCAGATATTATCTTTCTGGGGATTGCCCCAGAGCCTTTGCCAACCAATGACAAAGTGTTTAAAATTTTATTAACTTTCCAAATCAGAAAAGATTTTGACTTTCAAGGAGCCTAGAAATGTCATGCACAACAACTAGAAGAATTGACGCTCAATTAGAGGCCGCAGAGGCTCGCTGGGGCCGTCAGCAATGTAGAACATGGACAACTGCAGCAGATAGCTCAGACAGCCTAGATGGCACTTATTTAGATTTAAACGTGATTGGTTACGACTTTGCAGAAGATCAATACTACTTGTGGTTTAATACCTCGGGAGGATCGGCCGTAGACCCCGCCATCTCAGGGAAAACAGCAATTGAGGTCTCATTAACTACTGACGACACCGCTGCCGCTGTTGCTAGTGCAATCGTTAGCGCTATTAACACCGCTGACATTCCTATTATCGTTAGCGCTTCTGGTGCTGTTGTAACTTTAACCAACCAAGTTCAAGGCGCAATTACTGCCGAGACAGATTCAGGTTCAACTGGATTTTCTCTTGAGGTTGGAACTGTTGGTCTCTCTGTTGAATTGGGAGGAACCGATGGAAGTATAGACCTGGCTCTGAATACTGAAAGCCAAATTATACAGAGCAACCAGACGGGGTCACTCGCTGGCTCAGAAGTGTATCTCGGATCGTCCGCTGAGATCACAATGAGCTTAATAGAGGTCACAAAAGAGCGCTTTGACACTCTAGTTGGTGAAGTAACTGGCGATAGCGTAACCCCTTCTGGTGGAACTAAGGTTGCTGGTTTTGGTGAGTCACGCCTTTATCAAGCTCTTGACTCTCTTGGTGGTCAGCTTATCCTTCACCCTATTAGATTAGCCGATAGCGACAAGTCTAGTGATGTAATTTTCTGGAATTGCGCTCCAAAGCCATCATCTCTTAACTTTGACGGAACTGCTCCTCAGGCACTAGAGGTCAGCTTCACAGCTTATCTTGATCGCTCTATGAATACGGCAATCAACCTATTCTCTAGGGGCGATTGGACTCAAAAGGGATTGACGGCTTAATATGGAATTAGTTACCGAAAAGCTAACAGTAAAAATTGATGGGGTAGTTCACGAGTTGAGCTACCCTACAGTTAAACAACTCAGAGAGTTGGATAAGAAAAAAGACAATGTTGACGTTGACGCCATTTGTGGTCTTGTAAAAGACGCAGGTATGCCCGTTGACGTTGTTGAAAACCTACAAGCATCTCACCTTAATCAAATTGTTGAGGCGCTTATGGGAAAGGGCAAATAGACCAATCTGATTTTGAGGTAGGTCTATTTAAGTTGGCACGTTTTTTTGGTTTTAAAATTAGTGAAGTTGAAAGCATGGATAGCTTAACTTTTCAACGCCATAATAAGGCAATGGAAAGACTAGAGGCTCAAGAGCTTTTGACTCAACTTAAGGTAATGGATTACCCCAATATGAAAGACGAGGCGAGAAACAAACTTCACAAATCTCTTACTAAGAAAGCCTTTCCTGTTCAAAAGGTTTATAGCTTTGACGAGATTGAAAACATTTTCGGGGGTAATTAGTGGCAACATTAGAAGTAGACCTCGATCTTGACACCGACAAAGCGAAAAAGAAAACCATTAGAGACACGCAGCAAATTGGAAAGCAAAGCGCCGCCTCTTTTGCCGCTGGATTTAAGGCCAACATCGGTTTAATAACTGCCGCGATTGCTGGTGTTGCCGCTTTTGCTAAGTCTATTGATTTTTTTAAAGACTCTATTCGCGCCGCCGCTGTCCAACAGCAGGCCATTCAAGACCTCAATACCCAATTAGCGGTAACTGGTCAGTTTACAGAAGCTATAAGTCAAGACCTTCAAAACTTTGCAAGGCAGATACAGGAAACCACAAGGTTTGGTGATGAGGCAATATTAAGCCAGATCGCATTTGCTCAAGCATTAGGTGCTACCGCTGAACAGTCTAAGGCTATTGTTGCCGCTGGCGCTGATCTAGCTGAGTCGCTTAATATTGATTTAAACAGCGCTGTTAGAAACGTGGGTAAAACACTTGGCGGCTATGCTGGAGAGTTGGGAGAGGTTATCCCAGAGCTTAAGGGATTGACTCAAGAGCAATTAAGGGCGGGCGCTGCTATTGATATTCTCGCAGAAAAGTTTGCTGGCGCTGCTCAAGGAAGGGTTAGAACATTCGCAGGGGCTACGGCTCAACTATCAAACACCTTTGGCGATTTTCAAGAGGCCATTGGTCGCGTTGTTACAAATAGCCCAGCATTTATTGCGGTTATAAATACCACATCGAAACTAATAGCAGATTTTTCAAAATCACTTTCTGGTGCTGCTGATAATGATCCGTTTGGGCAGCTTCTATTAGGGGCGATTAGTTTAGCAAGAACCGCTAATGAGTTTTTAATACCACCATTTCAAAGATTCTTTGGCTTTATTAATACAGGCGTAAACGTCGCAAAGACATTAATACAAGGGTTAATCGCTGCCGTTGCAACAGGGGTGAACGCGGTCGTTGAACTAGGGGCAAAGATACCTGGCGCTCTTGGTGAACCATTTAGGCAAATCTCTGAGCAAGTAAGAATCGCAAAAGAAACAACAGATCAAGTTTTGGGCGAACTTGTAGATGAAACCCTAAATGAGCTTGTGACAGAAGAACAGACTCAGGCTTTCACGGCAAGAATCAACACTATTTTAGATAAGTATCAGCAAGCTATAAACGCAGCAAGAAGCTTTAGGGGTGAGACTCAAATAAGTTTTAAGAGAACCAAAGACGCTGTTGCTCAAGAGGTCGCTGGTCTTAACAATGTTATTAAAAACGGCTTAGTAAACACCCTTTCCGTTGCCTTTCAGGACGTTGGGAAAATACTCGCTGGCGCTGGAAATGGCTTTAAGGGTTTTGTCGGTATTGTTTTAAATGCACTAGGTGATCTTGCCATTTCGATTGGTACAACAGTAATTGGCTCGGCCATTGCTATTGATGCGCTAAAAAAGTCTTTAGTTGGATCACCTTTCGCTGCCGTTGCTCTTGGTGGGGCTCTTATTGCTGCTGGTGCTGCTCTTAAAACATTTGCTGGATCACTTGGCGGCGGATCAACTCCCGCACCATCCGTAGGTGGTTTTGGCTCTGCTGCTGGTGAGGGTATTCAAACTGATGATCAATTCACACAAACAACACCAGAGGAAAGAGAAAACCCAGAAGCCCGCGTTCAACTTACAGTTAACGGAAATATATTCGATTCCGAGGAAACCGGTCTAAGGCTGGCGAGCATACTCGAGAAGACCATTAGAGATGAAAATGTTAGAATTGTCGGGAGTATAGCGTGAGCATAACTACAACCCCCGTTTTTTATTATGGCTTCACCGTCACGGTTAATGATATTTATATCAACTTTTCTGAGGATGGTGGAACTACAGAGCTTACCACGACCCTAAACGCTGGCAGTTACTCCTTCACCGACCTAGCGAGTGAAGTTTCAACTCGTCTTAACGACGTTGGCGGCCAAGAATATACGGTAACAGCAAATAGAAATGATCGCACCTTCACGATCAGCGCCCCCTCGAATTTCCAACTGCTTTTTTCTAGCGGCTCAAATAGTGGCCTGAGTGCTGCTAGCGTTTTGGGCTTTGCCGCTAGTGATTTCATAGGGGCCAATACTTACACGGGCTCACCAGCGGGGAGTGAGTATATCCCTCAGTTTCCTCTTCAAAGCTATGTGGGACTAGATGACTACCAAGAGATCGCGCAGGCCAATATTAACGAAAGCGCAAGCGGATCTGTTGAGGTCTACTCCATTGGCACTAGAAAGTTTTTAGAGTTTAATATAGGGCCTATAACGAATAACGAAATGAGAACCAGGGGCGGCTTGTTTACTAACGACCCCCTTGCCGTTTCAAAGCTAAGATCATTCATGCAATACGCCATCACAAAGGGTGATATTGAGTTCATGGAAGATGAAAGCAATAGATCAGCTTTGACCGCCACCATAATACTTGAGCGAACTCCCACCTCTGGAACAGGAACGGGCTATAAACTAAGAGAGCTTTATGGGCGTGGATTGGTTGGCTTCTTTGAAACGGGATTGTTAAGATTTAGGGAAAGGACATGATTAATGTAACTACAGGGGGTGGGTTATCTCAGTAAGTGACGGCCAACCAGTTGATGCTTCCACCACAAATGCAGCGTTTTTATCCAGGCTCGTAGATACTTCTACGATTGGAATTGTTGCGCTAAATCACCCCTCTAGCGGTGGCACTATTTCAAATGCACAACAGCAAATTAATACTAACGCCGCAAATATCGCAACCAATGCTGCCAACATTGCCAGCAATGACGTTGATATTGCCAACCTTCAAGCGAGCGTTACCCTCAACAACTTTACAGCTACAACCAATCCAGGTGCGGCGAATGACAACACTAGCGGCTATGAGGTTGGCTCTCTTTGGGTTAATGTTACAGATGATAAGGCTTTTATTGCCCTCGATGTTTCTACAGGTGCGGCAATTTGGAAAAGATTAGGTGGGATTATGTTTGAGACAGTTTTAACCGCTACGCTAGACTTTAGTGTAAGCAATGTTGGCACGGGCGCTTATGTCGAGTTTATCGCCGACACTGGTAGTGATGTGATTAAGAAAATAGAGTTTTTCTACCCTGATGGCGATCCTATGATTTTAGCAGTCGGCGCAGCGGCAAGTGAAGTTGATACGGCTTTGGTGTTGGCAGGTGGTAATGAGCTAGAAGTAAACATTCCCGCAAACTCTAGACTTTCTTTAAAGCTTGCAGCAGGCACAACAAACACAAGTGGAATTTTAGCAGCAAACTTAAAGGCAGAGGCATAATGAAAAGATTTATTCTTGGTTTTATTCTAGCAATCTCTATCCCCGTTATGGCGGCAGTTCTATGGCCGTCAGGGGCTTATCTTGAAACCTTTCAAAACGGCTTTATCTTTGGAAGTGGAAAGATTCTCAGCGTTCTAAATGACGTTATTACTTTTGACTCTAAAAGGCTCGATGATCGCCCTAAAGATGTTTTCTTTCAAGAGGACTTTGAGGGGGCTAGTGTTTCCTTTACCTGTGGAACTAACTTAACCGCAGCGGATGAGACAGTAGACGAAATTGATGGGACTTCTAAAAGTTTCACCCAAGGCGCAACGCCCCCGACAGTTGGTGTAAAATGTGAAGGCCCTACAATTACCTTGGCAGCTAAAGAGCAAACCAAGAATCTGATCGAGGTATGCTTCAATGCTAAATGGAACGGCAACAATAACGACATGGCGTTTCAGGTGTACGGCAACACTTCTACATCGGTCTTAGTTGAGATTCCAATTCCAGCGTCAACCACAGCCAAGAAGCATTGCGGTTACTTCTCAACAGATGGCGAGGCTTCGATTGATTATGATATTTCCGTGCTTGCTCAGTCGGCGAATTCGGAGCTTATCATTGATGACATCGAGTTCGCTTCTGACCCTTTAAGTCCCACGAATATTTTTGCTTCGAGTGAGTGGACTGACTATAGCCCAGACATAACAGGGATTGGCTCAGACACTCTTTTACACTCAAAATGGAAAAGAGTTGGTGATACTGTTTTTATAAGCCTTAAAGTTCAAACTGGAACTGTTGCTGCATCTGATTTTACTATTCCGTTACCAAACGGTTACACAATCAAAGGAACTGACACAACAGAAGTTTTAAGGTTTGGACACATTGAAAGGGAGAGTGTTGCATCAGATGAGACCCTTTCGGTTATTGGAGTGGGCGGAGACAACTTTCTTCAAGCTGGTAGAAGACTTGACCCATCAGCCAATAATAGCTTTACCGAGGGGTTAGATGGCAACGTGCTATTTGGATCATCAAGCAAGTTTTCAGTAGAAGCAATCGTTCCCGTAAACGAACTTTCTAACACCTCTCAAGGTGTCGTGGTGAAAAACCGCACAGATTCAGCGAGTGTTGAGAATGTTTTTAGTGCCGAGGTTGACGGTAGCGGCAACGTTACAAAGGAAAATGTTGACTGGATTGACGGCAACTGCACAACAACCTCACCATATACCTGTACGCTAAAAGCAGGATTATTTTCCGAGGCACCTAACTGCGTACTAAAACCAACAACAACAGGAAGGTGTGCTACTCAAAACACAGCATCAACAAGCAGTCAGTTTGACGCTAGAATAACAATTTGCTCTTCGGGTTCTTTGAGTAATAGCGGTTTTGAAGTTGTTTGCCAAAGACAAGGCACCGACTACATTAAAGAAACCGACAAGGTTTACACAACAGCTGTCGATAGTTTAACAGGTTCATACCTTAGAGCGACAGGAAACGCAGGAACTTCCATTACTGCGAACACGACTAATATTGACTTCGCTAATGAGGTCGAAGATACAAGCGGCTCTTGGAATGGTACAGTTTTTACAGCACCCAAGTATGGTTTTTATGAAGTCCATGGTGTTGTTGATATAACGTCAAATAGTTCTTTTTATATCTATGCTTATATAAACGGAGTCCAGAGTATCCCTCTTGGTACTGGCCCTGCATCGGCTGAGAAAAAATTTGATGGCGTGGTAAAACTTAATGAGGGAGACACTCTCTCTTTTAGGTCAGACCAAGGTGTGACTCTTAACAACAGCACCATTCACAGTATAACCATTAAAGGTAATTATGGTGACAGGTCGCTTTTTGTCGGCACATTTGGGCAGCCTACTTGTTACGTGAAGGACGTTAAGGCGACAACTGTCGCTGCGGGGAGTTCAACAACGACTACGTGGAATAACAGAGATTTAAACACTACAGAAGGTGACTGCTCCTTCTTGTCTTTAGCGTCTAATGATTTTACTCTTGAGGCAGGCTCATATAATATAGAATGTCATGCTCCTATTTATAAATCAAACATACACAAGTTAAAATTAAGACAAGACCCAACAGGAACACCATCCGACTTAATTATCGGCCTAAGCGCATACAACTCAACAACCACAGATGTACAGACTAATTCAATCTTAAATGGAAGAATTAATATCAACGCATCGGAAACATTTGACCTCCAACAATATACGGCTAGTGGTCAAGCAGGTAACGGCCTAGGTGTTCCGACAAATGACGGTACAAATGAAGTCTATACTCAATGTAAAATAACAAAGGTACGCTAATGGACTTAAAAGACAAACTCAAAAAAACCACAGCAGCAACGGCACTCGGCACCATGATTGTCGGGCTTGCCCCTGTTGGTTACGGGATTGTCTCAGAAGTCTCCGCAGAGATTAACACGCTTAAGACACGCATGATAAAACTAGAAACTCAAGAGATTGAAAGAGACAAGGTTTTGCAGCGTGACCTAAGAGAAATTAAGGAAGAGATTAAGGGCTTGAGAGAGCTTTTAATAGAAAGGTTTAAATAATGTACGATAAAAAGAAAAAGAAAAAAACAAAGAAGAAAAAGAAGTAGCTAAATGGCACTAGAACTTTCACTAGAAGCCGAGGCGTTTCTTTCTCAAAACAATATCAGCGGAAACATCATCCTTGAGATTGATGGCTTTGATTTCCTTTTTGGCAGCGTCAAAGTCACCAAGGTTGCCCGTTATGGTGACGCCATTACATTTGGTGATGGCACGCTTTATGGTGGCTCAACTGAGGACGTGGGCTCTAAAGACTATGTTTCTCTTAGTGGAACGACCAACAACATCAGTCAAAAACTAGATCAAGACAAGGGCGGGGCTTCATCGGTTACCAGCTTTAAGATCAGACTGATTGATAAAGACGATGAGCTTACGAGAATATTCTCCCCAGGTATTACCGTTGCTGATGTGCTGGGGCGTGAAGCCGTAGTCTACTGGCAAGCGCAGGGATCAAAGCACCCAGTCGACTCAGCACGTTTATTTGTGGGAGTCGTGGCATCTTGCGCCTTTGGAGCAGGGTACTGCGAGGTGCAGATTCAACATCCTGAAACCCTCAAGCGTCAAATACTTCTCCCAAAAGCAACCACAGAGCTAACGGTGGCAATGACAGACTCGGCAACGCTGGCTTTTGCCGATGATGTTACTGGATTTGTCGAGCCATCAAATAACAATGAGCTTGAAACCTATATAAGAATCAATGATGAAATCATGAAGGTTTCGAACATTGTTAATAACGAATTTCTTATCTCAGAAAGAGGGGCTTTAAACACCGTTGCCCAGTCACATGGAATAGGAGATGAGATAGAGTCATTTTACAAACTAAGTGGTGGCCCTATTGATCTAGCATTAAAGATGATGCTTAGTGACCCCACGGCAGCACAAGAGGAGTTTGCAACTGCTACCGCCTCCAGAATAGTAAGGGTTGACGCGACCACTAGCGTGCCAGGTGCGGTATTCTTTGACGGTATAGACGTACAAGAAAAGTTTGGTCTAACCGTAGGCGATCAAGCAGCACTTACTGTTGGGGCAAGCGTTGGCAACCTTTTTAGCTATAGAAACATCTTGTCTTTTGGCTCAAACTCTAGCGGCTCTTGGATTGTTGTTGATCAGGCGCTAACAGAAGAGATTGACTTAAGTGCCACCATTTTATTCAAGAGTAAATATAACGTGCTTGGAACATTTGGTGCTGGAAAAAATATAAAAGCCTATCATGTAGATATTGCTCAGTTTGAATCACTACAAGAGACCTTTAGCGCTCAATTCTTTAGCTATGAGCATTATATCAAAGATGATTTAAATCTAGCTGATTTTATCGCCTCTCAACTATTCTATCCCTCTGGTTTGTTCTCTCTCCCTAGGGCTGGACGCATATCAGTAGGAATTTCAGCACCCCCAATTGTAGGGCCTAAAGCAAAGACTATTAATGCGGACAATGTGACCAATGCAACATCTTTAAAGATGACCCGCTCTATTAATAATGCTTTCTATAATGCAATCGCTTATAAGTTTAACGATGATTCTATAGATGATCGCTTCTTATCTGCCGTTATTACTCAAAGTGCTGACTCTACCAATAGAATCAATATTGGCAACAGGGTTTTAGAGATCGAGTGCGGTGGCATCAGAGAAAGCGAGGCGAATAGAAACAAGATTGAAGCAATATCCTCTCGCTTTTTAGATCGCTATCAATACGGAGCCGAAACTGTAGAGGTTGGTGTTAATTTTAAAACTGGCTTTGCTATCGAGCCAGGGGATACGGTAATCTTTGATGGGGCATCTCTTGGTGTTTCTGACATCACACAAGGTAACCGCGACTTTCTCCCTCGCGTATTTGAGTGCATCGATAAGCAGATAAATCTGCGCACAGGCGAGTGTAAAATCATTATTCAGGACACTAACTTAGGGGTAAGGGCACGCTATGGGACATGGGCTCCTGCTAGTCTTGTGGGGTCAGGCTCAACAGCATCAAATATAGTTGTGAAAAAGAGCTTTGGAACAGAGGATTTTGAGCTAGAGAGAGACAAGTGGGCTGATTATATCTTATCAGACATTAGGGTTAGATCAGATGATCACTCCACAAGCGAAAGAACTACGCTCATTGGCCTATCAGCTACAAGACCAAACGTTTTAATAGTAAACCCGCCACTATCTTTTACGCCCACTGAGAACATGATTATAGAGCCTCCAGTTTATGATGAAAGCGACGCTAGAGAGTTAAAGCTCTACAAAGCAATCCATTGTTTCTGGAATCCGCAAGTAGCGGCGACTGGTGGCAATACAACATCTTTCACGGTTGACTCTGGCGATATTGGAAAGTTTTATGTTGGCGCTCCGCTGCAAATTCACTTAGCAGATTACAGCGAAAACGCTAGCGCAACAGTTGAAAGCATTAGCGGCACAACTGTAAACCTGACAACCGAACTCGGCTTTAGTGTGACAAGTTCTCACTTAATAGATAAAATTGGATTCGCGGGAGACACGGGAAGCTTTTACGCATTCTATTAGAGGTATTTCATGGCAGAGATTACACCAGCTAGGTCTAACATATTCGAAGAGGACGTTGCCTTTAAACAAAGTATAAGCAGCGCCGTTGGAACCAAGATAGGTCAAGGTTTGAATTTTGTTAATCTTTTTCAGTTTGACCAACACAATTGGAACCTTAATGGGGACTTCTCAGTTGTCGCAGCAAGTGAAGTTGGTGACGGTGTTTTTATTTGCCAAGAAGATATGGAGCTAGTCGGTTATGCCCTTTACATTGGAACGAACGGCTCAACTGGTTCTTCTATCACTTGTGATCTTCATTGGATTAGCTCAGACGGGACAGACAACGGAACAATCTTTTCAACTAAGCCATCTATTGCTACAAGTGCCGCCGATGGCTCTTTTACTCATTCTAATATTAGAGCAGCGTCTAGCGAGGTTCCAACTGGTCACACCGAAGGGACATTTTCAAAAACAACATTTGACCGCCATGATGGAATAAGACTTGATCTTGATTCTTCAACTGGTGGAGCTAGTAATTTACAATTAATTATTTTCTTTAGGCCAAGATAAGGGGTTATATATGTCTACATTCGGGAGAGGCATTAGGTTAGAGTTTGAACAACTTTCATTGGGTTCTAGCGTTACAACAGACCAACTATTGATTGATGTTCCGACAACTGCTAATTATTTTGTGTGGATTAATCATTTGTACTCTGTTGTTATTGCCACCAATCAAATAGGTGGAAATTTTTTCGGTGTTGATAAGAACAAAAGCACCAACACAGCGACAATATATCACACTTTCAGTAATGCCAATCTTTCGAGTGAGAAGGATTTTTTCTTAGCCGATAATACGGCAGAGTCTCAAGAGAGGATAATTTATCCCGGCCAACAGGTTAGGGTGATCGGGTCAAATGCTTCCTCATCTAACGCTTTCCTTTATTACACAAAAGTTTATTTCGGCGGACAAGCCAATGTTTAATAGGAGTTAAATAATGGAAGAGAAATCAATCAAAGAAACAAAAGAACTTTTAGAGGGTGTTAAAGAGCTTGCAAAGCTTGGAAAGCAAGTAAGAGACATTCTTGGCGACGGCTATCAACCAAGCGACTTGGTTGCTGGTTTTGATGTGATTAAGGGTCAAGCTGATAAGGTTGATGTTTATAAAGCTGCTTATGAGGGTGTTAAACTTGTAAAAGATGAGTTAAAAGACCTCGACAAAGAAGAGATCATTGAGCTTGTAATGGTTCTTGTTAATGGCGTAAGCGAAGTTGAAAAGGCCTAATGGGTCTAGCAGAAATAATCGCTTTCCTAAAGGCGCTTCCCGAGTTGGTAAGCGTCTTAAAAACCATTGGCGAAAAAATCGACCAAGGAAGAAACGTCCTGCTAGAGCAGGAAGTGGCGAAGCAGAAAGAGAAGATCAACCAATTAGTGAGAAGGCTTGAAAATGCACCAACTAAAGAAGACCTTAAAGACATTGTTTCTCGCCTTAACTCTATTAAGTAGTTGCAAAAGACACGAGCCGCCAGAGACAGAACTTTGTGCGGCTTACCCTGCTGAAAATGTCTTGGTTTGCAATGCCCCCTACATGGACCCTCAAGACTACGAAAGAGAGCTAGAACTTGGTGATCTTTGCACCAATCCAAGGGACTACCAACGCATAAGAGAGTATGCCGTTGACCTTAGAGAAAAGTTAATCCGTTGTGAAAGAAAATCCCGATAAAAAACAACTGTTATTATTCATGCAATTATGGGCAATGCTTTGGATTGTCGCGTTAGCGCCGATTTGCATTATCATCCTAATTTACGGATAATTTAATTAACGATTTAATCCATCAAATCGACAGACCTTGAAAGCCCCTTGTGATCAATGGATTGAGGAAGCAGGGGGTTTTTATTTTATGATGATATTTAACTTTCCCATTGATCCAGTTCCAAAAGGTAGACCTCGATTCTCTAGGGGCAAGGTCTACACGCCACCAAAGACAAAAGAGTTTGAGAAGCTAGTAAGAAAAATGGCTTCTGAGCAATACAGAAACGGCCCTCTAAGGGACGCCGTTAGCATGACGGTAGTCTTTATTATCAAAAAGCCCAAATCAGTCAAAAGAGAATATCCAACAGTTAAGAGCGATTTGGATAACTACATCAAGTCTTTATGCGACGCACTAAATGGCATTGCCTTTGTGGATGATTCGCAAATAATTGAAATCAATGCGTCTAAGAAATACGGCCCTGTAGGTGGTATTTTCGTGGATATAAAATCGTATTTACATCACTAAAAAATAGTTATAGCGTTTTTTGGATGAGCAATTTACCACGTTACAAATATAAAGATCGACTCTTTACCTATAAGCAATTAGAGGCCATTGCAAAACAGCACCATAATAAAAAGGGGCGCTGGAAAGAAAATCTGGCACTAATGACCAAGTTTCCCGCAGAAGAATCAATAGAAAGATCATGCTTAAAGTGTGATCGAAAATTTACAGCAAGGACAAAATATGAACGAATCTGTGAGCGCTGCAAGGGTAGCGAGGAATGGATTGACGCAGAACTCACTTTACTGTGAGCGTTGTGGATTTTCAGAAAATGACCACGAGGAAACCATTCTAACTTGCAATTGTGTTAAGGGGAAAACTTATGATCTTGATAGAGCTTTATCCGAAATCGAAGAGTTTTTTAATGAAAAGTAGCTTTGTCTTTTTTACTTTTGTTTTATGGCTTGTTTGGCTTGCTAAGATCATTCTATTAGAGGATGCGATTGGAGCATTAAGATGAAAAAGCAAAACTTAAAAGAAGAGACCGATCACCCTAAAAAGGTTAGCTGGTCTAAGCTTGGTGAGATGAACAGAGAAGAGGTCAAAGAGTCACTAGAAGCTCATGGTAGACTTTTAATTTACACATTAGATGGTGACATTTTTGAGCTAAGAGGGTTGGATTTATGAGAATTTGGAGATGGTTAAAGAGCTTATTTAGAAAAAAAGTCCCTACGAGTACACCCAGCGAGCCTGTTGTTGTCGATGAAACACCCGCCATGGCTGAGCAAAGGGCGGCTGATATTTTTCACGACAATATAAACAACGGTTCACCAGCAAATCCAGATTGGTATTATATTGCAACCAATATTAAGCTTGATAACGACACTTCAAAGCTTTCAACTATTGCTTGGTACTATAGGCGGTTTAAAGAGGTTGAGGGCGAGATAAGAGCAGCTTCCAAAGCGGTTAATGTTCCATGGTGGTTTATTGCTGGCATTGATATGAGAGAAATGTCATTTGTTCACACGGGCCACTTTGCTAATGGCGATAAAATTCTTGGCACAGGAAGAAAAACCTACCGTGTACCTAAAAACCTTGGCCCGGCTGACACTTGGATGCAATCGGTAATACAGGTATTTGATTACAAGGCAAAGACAGCGAAAGATTTTACTGCACTTTTAAGCCCTGACATGAACCTTGGCGATGCATGCGCTGCCTGGGAGCACTACAATGGTCACGGAAGCAGGTCACGTGGCGAGTACAACAGTTACGTCGTAGGCTTTACCAATTTTCATGATGAGACAGGAAGATGGGTTAGGGATCATGTTTTTGATCGCAATGCAGAGGTTAAAAGACCAGGCGCTGCTGCCTTTGCTTTATATCTAGTCAAGATGGGTGACCTTAAAAGAAAAGAACTAGGGTTAAGCGATGTCTAATTTGCCAGAACTAAAAAACATACCGGGCTATCCGGGATATAAGGTTTCTAAGTCGGGTGATGTTTACAGTTTTAGACTTAAAAAGCCAAGGTTGCTTTCACGGGTCGCAAACTGCAGGAGCGGCTATATCTACGTAAACCTTAGAAACGCACTTGGGAAAAGGTGTCACGTATCTCTCCATAGGTGCGTGGCAAGGGCGTGGATAGAAAACCCTAAAAACCTAAAAGAAGTCAACCATATCGATCACGACAAAAGCAATTGTTCGGTGGACAATCTTGAATGGGTTACTGGTCAAGAAAACAAGCAAAAATATAGAAGGTTCGTCGGTGAAAAAAGAGGAGTGCAGTATTGCCCGGAGAAAAACAAGAAAAACCCATATTTTGTTAAGTTTTATATACAGGGGCTACCAACGCTGAATCTTGGTTGTCACAAGACGGCAGATGATGCTTATAAAATTTTTTACGATACATTCCTAGAGTGGAATGGTGTTGCCCCTTGGTAATCCCGACCAATAGCGTCGAGTTTTAATTAGGCAAAATTTTCCATACAATACTTGTAACACTTCCAAGGATGGGAAATGCTACAAGAAAGATGGCTTGTGTTCTCAGACGTTCATGGGCCATGGAACGACCCCCGCTTATCCGATCTTGTCTTAGACATTGGCGAGGATATTAATTGCACTCATGTTTTCTTAAACGGAGACATTTTAGACTTTTTCGAGCTAAACCAACACTCCCCAAAAGATCCAGACATTATAACAAATCTAGAAGATGAGATGCATTGGGGTATTGAGTTTATAAAAAAACTTAGAAGAAAATTCCCAACACAAAAGATTATCTTTAACGCTGGCAACCACGAATTCCGCCTTGATCGATTTATCATGAAAAACTGCAAACCGTTTTGGGGGTTTTTAAGCGTTGATAAACAACTTCAACTAGAGCACTACAATATTGAATATTATCCCTATAACCACGCCTATCAAATACCAGGTACAGACATTTATTTGCAACACTCGCCGCCGTCATACAGTCAAAATGCTGCCAGAACGTCGTTATTAAAAAAGATGGCAGGCTCATTCATTTGGGGCTGCTCTCACCGCCCTGACAGCGCTTATTTAAGCTCGTATGATGGGCGCAGGCATGAAGCTCACTTATTGGGTTGGCTTGGCTCTACAACGCTCACAGATCAGCACAAATTGATTTTTAGATACACTAAGGGCCATGAGTCGTGGGGCAACAGCTTTGCCA